CTTTTAATATAGATTCTATTATCTAATTAGATTATAGTCTGAATCCGCCTACAGTGAATTTCTCGTATTGAGTACCTGGGTGGAAACCAGCTTCAACTAGAGCGTATCTAGACTTAACAGCTACTTTAGGAGCCATTGTACCTTCAACGATAGCTTGTACTGATTCAGCCATTAGGTAAGGCATGAATACAAGACCTGGACCGTTACCATCACCTTTTCTACCAACTAGAACTTCACCAGAATCGAATGCGATTGATGGGTCAGTGTAAACGTTGATACCTGCGATTGAACCTAACGGGTAGATTGAACCTGCAACTTGGTTGATAGTGTTAGCCATTGGGTAAGCTACGAAACCTGCAACTGATTGTAGTGCAGAAGCAACTTTACCAGATACAACTGCGAAGTTACCAGCACCTCTTCTACCGTTCTGTGCGATTAAGTTCGCAGCAGCTAGGATAGCAGTTAAGATTGCTCTGTGGTGGTCAGCGATAGTTTCGCCACCTGATAAAGCGTTCGCAGCAGGAATAGTGAAACCTAGACCGTTAGTTGTACCAGCGATAGCTCTCATCTTACCTAGGATGTGTCCGTTGATAGACTGAGTTAGTTCGTTAGTTAGAACTGCTTCAACCTGAGCAACAGCGTCAACACCGAATTGCTTAAGATCTTGAACTTGCTCTCTAGTTACAGCAGCAGCAACTTGGAAAGTTTCTGCAGAAACTGACTTGCTGAATAGAGATAGACCCATTACTTTGTCTTCTCTCTGCTCACCGAAGCCTCTTGACATTGGCTCGTATGCAGCAGCGTCTTTAGTACCGTATGCAGCAGCTTCAGTCTCCATACCAGCACCAGAGAATCCTGGGATGTGGTCTTCTAGAGCTTTTACTAGTTCAACAGAACCAGCAGTAGCACCTGCAGCTTCTAAATCAGCTGCAACTGTAGCTTCAGTAATTGTACCTACTAGGAAGATTGACTTACCGTCAATTCTTGATCTACCTACGTTTACGTGAACCCCTAAATCGTCATCTTCTGTGCCTTCAGCAACAGAAGCTTTAACGTAAGTTGGAGCAGTTGAACCAGCTACTTTACCACCTTCGTATACGAAGTCTAGGTAAGATAGTAAGCCCATAGGACCAGCCATAGGTACAACAGGTACTAGGTCTAGACCGATAGTTTGTGCAGCAACTTGCATTGCTAGCGGTAATAGTGTTGGAGCTTTATCACCTGAACCGTCTGCAGATGCAGTTGGGAAAGATGTAGCGCCCATACCAAAGATGTTACCTGCTGTGCCTAAAGACATAATAGATGCATCTTCGTAAAGCTTGTGATTGTGGCAGTATTCCGACATCCAAGCTAGCTTGCTTGCCTCGTTAATACCAGTAGCCTCTTCGATGATTGGAGACCAAGTATTTCTGATTTCAGCTTCATTAATTAAATTTGCCATTTTGAAATATTTGTTTTTTTAATGGTTTGTTAAATGTTCATTTCTGAACTCGACTTGCTTGGACTTTTCTGCTTCTTTAGTCCTAATCGTCGATAGTTTATATATTCTTTACTTTTTGAATCTTTTCTTTAAGCTTTCAGCGTAGTTAGACACATCATATAGTGGCTCGTTCTTCTTCTCAGTAACTGCTGATTCGTTAACTGCCGCTAATCTTTCTAGGTCAACTTTTACCTCTCTTAGATCTCTAGTTTCCCAGAAGTTTCTAACTTGATACTCAGTATTTAGAGTATGGTAATTCGCTTGTGCTTTAATTTGATTTTGCTTTGACTCAGTTAGAGCTTCAAACTTCTCTCTATATTCAGCAGGCATTGCTGTCATAAAGAATGGTTCAGCTGATTTAGCTTCTACTACTGCGTTTGCATTTTCAATAATTGCTGAAATTTGAGCCTCGTTCATAAATGCTCTCTTAGCAACTGATTGCCTAACTTCTGTTTTAGCATCTTCATTTAGTGCGTGGTAAGCCTCTTGTACAGAACCTGATACTACATTTAAGAATGCAGGTTTTTCATTTTCTTTTACTTGAGCAGCCTCAACTAATGCATCTAATTTAGATGAAATTTCTTTCTTGTATGATTCCAATGGATCGTGTGCTCCATCTTCACCTTCAGCTTCTTCTTCAGATTCTCCGGGCTCAGCCTCTTCAGTTTCACCTTCTGGCTCAACTTCAGATACGTCTTCAGTTTCATCTTCTAATTCTTCTGCAGGTACACCAGGCTCTTCGCCTTCTTCTACGTCGTCTGCAACCTCTTTAGCACCGTCTTCGCCGTCTACTAATTCGTCTTCTAGCTCTTCTGAATCATCTTCAACTTTATCTTCAACTTCTGCATCAGAAGTCTTAGTTTCGTCTTCTAATTCTTCAGCAGGCTCACCGATATCACCCTTAGGATCTACGTCGCCTTCTTTTGAATTATCACCTACTTCTTCGATATCTTTTTCAGCATCTTCTACATCTTGCCCCGGCTCTTCTGCGTCATCGTCTTCGACAACCTCTTCAGCGCCTTCGCCAGCTGCATCTTCCTCTTCAACATCTTCAACCTCTTCAACTTCCTCTTCAGCAACCTCTTCATCTTCTTCGGTTACTAGGTTTTCGTTAATTGAAGTAGCGATATACTCAGCATACTCGGATACTGACTGTAAGTTTTCTTTTAGGTATTCAACATAACCTAATAGAGCTTCATTAGTTTCAGTACCTTCGTTATGAGCTTCTGCTAAGTAGTTCGCAAAGTCTTTAACTTTGGTAACTGCTTCTGCTAGGTGCTCAGAGTACTGAATCGACTGGTCTACCTTTTCAGCAACAGACTCAGTATAAGAAATACCCTGATCTGCCTTTTCAGCAACGTGCTCTGTATATTGAATTGACTCGTCTAATTTGCCAGCTAAATACTCAACATATTCTGAGAGAGTATTCACGCTTTCGACGATGTGATCGTTGTGAGACTTTACGTTCTCTAACGTGTTATCTTCGCTTTGAGCTCCGATATCCTCTTTAATAGCTTTAATTTCGTTAGCTAAGTACTCAGAATACTTATGGAAATCTTCAGCTTTTACAAATTCTGCCATGTTTTTTTCTTTTATTTCTGTATTTGTAGTGTTTATAGTTTCTTCTGTAGTTTCTTCAGCAGCTTCTCCACCGTTCATTTCGTAGATCCAAAGCCCAGAGTTGTTGTCAAACCCGTAAGACTCATTTACTCTTTTTAATTCTGCATTAGCAAAACCAGGATCTGCTACTAAGTCGTAAGTGAATAGTTGCTTGATTTTAACTTTACCATTAGATTCAACGGCACCAGCTGCTCTTGAAGAGATTTGTAAAGGTACGCCAGCGTCAACTAAAGCTTTAGCCTGTCTACCAGCATCAGTATCTAGCAATTTGATTCTACCTCTAACTTGTTTAGATTCTTTATCATAAAAAAGTTCCTCAATAATGTGCGATACATTTTTTAGAGAAACGTCAAATTGCTGAGGATGGTCTAATTCACCCAACAGCTTAGAAGACTTAATTTTATCTTGTAGTTGCTGAATTTGAGGAATATACTCATCTTCAGTATAGATTCTGTTATTCTTATTCTTGGTATCAATCTCGCCAAAAATACCTTCTAGAATGTAGTCCTTGCTTTCATTTTGAGCTACGCTCAGTTCGCTAGACGACATTTCTACGATCAGTAAATCGTTAATATGTGCCATATTTATGGTTTTTGTTATTTTTAATATATATCAACTCTTATTATGCAAATATCTTAATACGTTTTAGATATCGATATCTAGGTCGTCTCCGCCTTCGCCTTCATCACCGCCTTCGCCTTCATCACCGCCTTCTTTCTCTTCTTCTGCTTCTTCAGTCTCTTTATCAAGATAATATTTCACTAAAACACTAATCTCACCTTCAGCAAAAGCATCGTTACCGTACTCTCTAAAGAAATAATCTTTAAATTCTGTTTCTGTATTAGAAGAGGTAATTGCACCTAAAATTTCTGCCGATTTAATGACTGGCCCTGAGTCTAACTTTAGGTCGTCAACGTAAAGTTTAGAGTCTTCACCTGCCTTTAAGGCATCTTCCTGGATGAACTCTTCAAAAGTTCTAATAATTTTCATATCTGCTTTCATGTTTTATATATCTCTTTTTCTAAATTATCTAGGATTAGAAGCCCATGCCATCATCTTCTTCAGGCTCTTCGGCAGCGGCTTTATCAGCCTTAGCCTTAAATGCTTTATTAGCTCTAATATCATCGTCCGATAACTTGAGGTATTTAGTTACTAGGTATTCCTGGTCAAAGTAGTATTCTTCTTCCATGTTAGCGTTAGTTGTCATTAGAGAATCTCTCATACTTGCGATAAAGTCTAATCTCATTTGCATGATTTCCTGTTCCTTTAATTCTGCGAACATGTTTTCCTCATTGTATCTTAAGGCTACTTGAGTTTTAAACTGTGGATCGTTTTGGAACTCAGGGTATTTTAAACACATTTGAATATAAAGTGGCTTTACTAGGATTTCTTGGTAGATCGATCTTAGGCGCTTGATAAATTTACCAAACTTAATCTCATCTCTTACCATGCCATCGCCAGCAATAGAATAATCGCCGCCGTCATCTTCGTATAGGAATCTATTGTAAGGGATTTTAGATACTTGTCTTAGTTTATCGTAGAAGTATTTAAGAGCTTCAGTATCTGATAAGTCTGGGCCTTCGCCGCCGAGCGTTTCGATTTCTGGAGTTTCACCATCCTTAGAAGGTAACCAGTATTCTTTTGAGAATTGAAGCATAGGCTTACCATCTGTAGACAAGCTACCTGACTCGAAGTCAAAGTCAACAACCTCTTTATAGTTATTCATTAGCTGAGCCAATGATTGCTTTGCTCTTGTTTTAGATTTACCACCAACTGGGATAATAAACTTCATTCTAAATGAAGCGTTAGTCACGGCCCATACAACTCTAGTATGTTCCATGATTCTCAATAAGTTGAAAGATCTTACAAGTCTCTCAACGTAGCTAACTCTAGATGCTGTTGACATCGAAGAGTAAGATATGTAAATAATTTGAGAATCGTAAAGTACTCTTTCTTTCGTAGGTTGGTCTTTGTACTGAATCCAAATCTTCTTGCCATCATCTGCATTAAAGCCTGGCATTAGAGTTACTGGGTCTAATTCCTTAAAGCCGATAATCTCTTTTTGATCTGGTGAGTAAATAATTTCAAATGCTAGATAACCATCTACCAAAAATTTTCTAAAGAAATACCAGGCAGATTGTTCACCATTAAAACCAAAATAATGATAGATCTGTCTAAAATATTTATTAAGATCTTTGTTAACTTGGTCAGAAACATCTAGACCCATAATATCTGGTTGAGCAAAGAAGTTCTTATCATCATAAACAATTGCTTCATCACAAAGAATATCTAGGATATCTTCAACCTCATCGTTTAGGGAAAACTTTCTTAGCTCTTCTCTTTTGCCTGGATAATCAATATCAAAGAACGGCATGTTCTTCTTCATATTAATGTCACCCATTGAAAGCGCGGCAAACGCACCGTAGATATCGTCATTATCCAAGCCGAATGGGTTCATACCATTTACTTGGTTATAGCCGAACTGATCTTCCATCGGACCGATCGCCTGTGATTGGCGTAGCACTAAATCATCATAACGCATACCAAAAGAACTTAGCGTCTTCAAAGCATTAGAGAGGCTAAATGGTCTGCTATTTGAACTTAATGGTCCGTTTCTTTTTTCAGTAAATCCTGCCATAATATAGTATTATTTCTGTTTTATATATCTCATTTATTCAGGTGGTTTCTGAACATACTTCTTATAGCACCAACTGACTTACCTTCTAATTCTAAAAAGTCGCATAGTGCTATTCTATGCCAATCATTATATGAAACCACAGCCTGCTGAGCCTTTCTACTTGGGATATATTGTCTAATAGCAAAATCATAGCCGAACCTCTTTAAAAAATTCTTGGCACCATCATAACTAAATGATAGCCTTGTTTGTGATTTGGCTTGCTTTTGAGTTTGCCCCTTGATAAAGCCCTGGTATTTACTATAAACTTCATCTAGAAGTTCTTCCTTAACATTTACTGGAAGCATATTAAGATTAATACCGCAATCATTGTTGGCGGCCGGGTCTAGGGCTAATACAACTGGGTTGCGATCCCACCAATCTGCCCATTTTGGGTCGTCATATCTAAAGACGTAAATTTTGCCTGGAACAAATCTTTGCCCAGTTCTTTGAACCGAGCTTTCGCGAATTGATTTAGAAGATTCATTAAACCAATCTTCAGATGCAGACTTAGCCTTGGTTTTAGAGCCGTATTCTTTACTTAATTGCCTTATATTTTTCTTGACTTCTCCCATTATTTAAGTGTCTTCTCAGTCAAGACAATAAACCTCATATTTCTACTATCGCACCAAGCCTGAGCATAACGATACTTATCTGTATTCTTTACATATTGCTCTGCTAAAAATTTATAGGACTCTAATGCCTTCTTTGATTTCTTTAGGGGTGGCTTTGGTTTTTTAATTTGAGCTTCTGGTTTTATTTCTACGATAAATTCTTCTTCAATACCCTCTTCGTTTATTGTTTTCATATAGAAGTCTGGGTAGTATTTATGCTGCTTACTATCCAGCCTAGAAATATACTTAATTTCTACCGGCTCACTTGACCATTTTATTACGTTATCTTTAGTATCACACATAATCATGAACTTTCTTTCCCAAGAGGATCTATAAATAATAGGGACGGGGCCAATATACTTATCTGGATTGATTGGAGTATAATAGCCTTGTACAAATCCTGAATTACCACTTGGTTTTAAGTTCTTTATTGACATTAGATATTGAACATTCCGCTGTCTGAATCAGAACCCATGGTACTGATTCTATCCATAGACATTGTATTCTTGTATTTCGTAGGGTGTAATTTATTCCAGCCCTTTGCATAGCCTCTCTTTGCGATTTCCGTAAAGTAGGCAAACGCATTGGTGTATTTAGGATTAAAGTTACGCCAGTATTTTAAAAGATCTAAAAGAGCAAATTGTAAACAATCGTTCCTATCATCTTCATTCACATAAACTAGTTTTCTGATGGCTCTTTCAGCTAAAAGCTGAAGCATCTTTTCTGCGTCTCGCGTTAACTTATCGTCCTCTAAAGACTTTACGATTTCATTGTAAAGATCTTTATTATTTAAATAATTCTTTTTTCTAGGCACGATTCGTTTAATTTAATTTACCTTTATATGTAAAAAAGCCCGAATGTTTCGACCCGGGCTTTTCAAAGGATATGTGGGATTTCAGTTAGACAGTTTCTTGTCCGTCTAATTGAATTTTGAATTTCTCGATTCTTCTTGGTTCGTCCTTTACAAAGACAGTTAAGATATCGTTTTTACCTGCTTGTGTAAATTCAACCGAATCAACTTTTAGTTTTTGACCAGTAGGTAAACCATCAGATTCTACCCTTAACTCAGCGTCGACGTAACCGTCTTCGATGTTTAATAGGTCTTCATTCTGTAGTTCATTTAGCTCTTCTGAGATTCTTTTAATTTCAGATTTTAAAAGATTATCTGCAGCCTTAATATCTGGTAAATTTCTATCTGCTTCAGCCAGTCTACCTTTTTGATCGTGTAAGAAAGAAATCATTTCTTTGTATAGAGAAATCTTATCATTCTTAGCTGCCCTTCTTTCACCTAAAGAAGCTAATACATCTTCAAACATATCAGTTATGTCTGTACCTGTTTGTTCTGTAACGTATTCAATTGCTGCGTCTGGTAGTAACTTAGAGAATTTAGAGATTTTAGTAGACTCGTTAAATCTATAAACAAATGCATTGTTTTCAGCCCTCATCGTAATAACTCTAACGTCTCCCTTTGTAGATTCTGTAACAAAGTCTAAAACTTTGAATGCTTCGAAGTTTTCGGCAGCAGTTTTAAACGCCTCCATTAAGGCTTTATCTTCATATTTAATATAGCCAATTGTAAAACATCTTTCTACGATTGACTCTTCTTGGCTTAATGCAATTTCTACTTTACCAGCAGAGTAAATATTACTTTCGTTATTGTAAGTAAATTTGATTGCTGTTGCAGATGTTTTAGCCTCTGCTAATAGTTTTTCAACTGCAGTTAGTTCTGCGTTTGCTGTTTCGATTGCAGCAGTTTTATTAGCCAGCTTTAACTCTCTTACAGACTCTTTTAGAAAAGAGACTCTCTCATTAAGATCATTAATCTTTTCAAAGTTATCTTCAGCACCCTCTTCAATTTTATTGATAAGTTGCTTACCGTTGTAATCGTAGTAAAATGAAATAGAGTTTTCATTAATAGTGAAAACTTCGTTTGCAGCAACTAAAGTATTGAATAGATCAGAAGTTTCTGATACTTGTTGAATATGACTTCCGGTTACTTTAAAATTGCCACCAGCAACATGAAAAATATGACCATCGCCATGTTCCATAATTGGTGATACAATCTTATTGTTGATTAAATTTGCCATTTCGTATATTTTATTTTCTTAAAGTATATATCCGTTAAATTATTCGTCTATTTTACCACCAAATGGGTATTCTCTACCCTTCACGCTATACGTATCCCCTAATATTGGTTTTTGATCTTCAGATTCTACCTTATTATCACCAGGGCCGCTCATAATGGTAAACATTCTATTCGACTGTTTTCTACGCTGAGAAACTCTCTTAATTTGGGTTTCGGTCTCCTGTTCAACTCCTAGCGTTGCTATAATTGCAGGATCGCTACCAGAAACGCCTTCTTCTGTTTTAATCCAGGCAGTGCCCGTTGATTCCCATTTTGCAGGTTCTATTTTATCATAATAAACCTTAGGTTCAATATTAGGATCTAAATATCCATTTGGATTGCTGTAGTCGCCGACAATAGCATGTGAATAAAAAGTTCTAGTGAATTTTCTATAGCTATCTTCTTCAAAGTCAAACGAAGGTACAAATGAGTTAATCTCTAAACTAAAAGTAATTTTATGATTTGCCTTATCATCAAAGCTATATTCTACAGGTCTTTCTTGTGAATAATCATCTGGCATCATATACTCAGAGCTGATTCTGTAAGTACCCTCTTCTAAATGCCCAGCATCGATATTATAGAAATTAGCCTTATACATTTTCTTGACGATGGCCTCTGTAACTTTAAATAGGTCTAATTGGCTAGAAACTAAAATTTCAACATCGACCCCAATTACACATGGAATCATTTCAAATTCTGCCACATAGCCTTCCATCAGGCCCTCTTCATTCATCATCGAATAGTGCCCAAGGTTTCTTTTGTTAACTAGCTTAGATGGATCTACAGCAAACGAAGAAAGGTTTACAATACCCCTCGGTACTTTATCATAATTGCCATCCGCAAACTGGCCATCCGGGTCACAACCTGGGCCGTTTACGTTTGAAAATAAGAAGCTATCTTTTAAAAAGTTCTCATCTCCTGAAACAGCATAAAAGAATGGTACGTCGACTACTACTCTTTCGTCGTTGCTAATTTGCCTATGAAAACTCAGTTTACTATTTAAGTCTGCTAAAAGACCAACAACAATGTGTCTAATAACCGAGTCGTCTTTGTTAAATTTCAGATTATATGTTGCCATAGGTTATATATCACCCTATTAATCTATAGTCTCAATAGTAAATTTAGAGAAACCATTCTCACGATAGATCTGGATTTTCTTATCGAAGATCTCGTGTGGCAATACGGAGTGATTGATTACAAATGTATTTATCTTGTGCTCTTTGATAACCTGGTTTAGGATCTTTAGGATATTGTAAACGCCGTCGTGATCGACAGAACTTAAGAGCTCATCTAAGAACAATAGGTTTAATTGTGGGAACCTTAACTTTAGAATCTTGATAATCGCTACGATAATAATAAAGTCTGCCTTCTTGCGCTCACCAGTCGATAAAGTCATTGGATTAATATCCTCACCTAAATGGTTGATAATACAATTAAACTTCTCATCGAATCTAATGTGAAATGGCAAGTGCATCGTGGCTGCCATCGCTGCAATATTCGTATTAAGTCCTGGTAGAATAGTTTTTACAGCCAGGTTCTTAACGCCATCTTCACCTAAGACCTGTTCTACAATTTCCATAAAGTTATATTCTCCGCTTAAGCCATCTTTAGCCAAAGACTTTTGAGCCTCGGTCTCTTCAAACTCTGTAATAAGATTTCTTAGATGGTCGAAGTCAGCTCCTTCTGGAGTATTTTTTAGTTTCATCAACTCAGCCTTAAGTTGATTCATTGTAAACTTATTCTCTCTAATCTGAGCCTCTAGGTCTAGCTTAGCATCTCTAGTACTGGTCACTTTATCTTGTAGTACATCCATCTCTGCCTTAATCGATTTGATTTGATCTGTCGCTGCATCAATCTTATCGCTAAACTGGTCTTTCTGTTCTAAGTGCCAGTCCGAAGTCAATTTAGTTTCACAAGTTGGACAGTGTCCGCTTTCGTATAGTTTTAACTTCTTGTTCAGGTAGTCGATTTCTCGCTTTAAGTCGCCAGCCTCTGTGCGCTTTTCGTTGTACTCGGTGTTAAACTTATGCATCGTATCCTCTTCCTTCTGGCGATTAGCGTCCATTTTAAGTACAGTCTCATGTAGACTTACCAGCTGATTTTTTAGCTCTTGAATCTTTGACTTATTCGCAGCATTAGACTCTTCAAGTAGAGTATTTAGTTTACCACGTACCGAAGCTATTGAGTCCATGATTTGATTGAGTTCAGAATCATAAGAATCAATATCCATCTTGATATCTCTGCGCTCTTCTTTGATTTGGCGTTGCATATCATTCAGAATAAAGAAGCCAAACATTCGATCGATAATTTGCTTCTTATCAGAATTAGACATCGTCAAGAAAGACTTAAAGTCATTAACTGATAGAATGATAATATTCTTAAAGACGTGATAGGGAATACCGTACACCTCTTCTTCTAGATAGTCTTGAACTGATTTTTTGCCAGCCTTATCAAATTCAACACCATTGATTAAGACTGTAAATTTATTAGGTGCTAGACCTCTTTCAATCTCAATAAACATCGTACCGCATTGCAGGCCGATCTTTACATAAAGTTCTTTGTTAATACGATTAGGTAGATCTGAAAGCTTAACACCTTCTACCTTGCCATAAAGCGCATAGATAATAGCATTGGCAATAGTAGTTTTACCGTCACCGTTTTTACCTAGCGTCAAGAATAGCTCAGAACCATCTTTCTTAAATTCTAATCTTTGCTTCTGGTTTCCGTATGATGCAAAGTTTTTAAACTCAATATAGTCTATTCGCATTATTTGTCGGTGTCATAGTTGTATGCACACTGGGTATACAACTGTTTCAACTTGTTCTTTAGTCTTAGAGATAACTCCTCGTCTTGTTTCATCCCATCAATATACATATTACATAGACTCAAGATATTGTAGTTCTTGTACATCTCTTCAATCTCATTAATGTCGTGGAAATCTTTATCAATATAAGAGTCCTCTTGATAGATATTCGGTTCGAGTTTTCTAGATATATGTTGAATCTCGTTCACTAATTGGCTTAGAGCATTACCAGTCGCAATCTTCGATGGAACAAATAGGTCTACGAAGTTGTTAGCAATCTGTTCCTTAAATTTGCCAAGAGGCATATCATAAAGCGAAGTAATATTGTAGCGCAAGAATTTAGGGGAGATATGATTTTCAAAGAAAGTCTCTTGCATATCTTCTAGGTCTACCAAGTCAAATCCCTTTGGGTTATCACGATCCGAACGAGTCAATTGATATGGTACTCCCACCATCAAGAGTTTATTCTTCTCTTATCTATAGTGAATATGGCCTGAGTAAACTCTAGTGTAACGATCGTAAATGTTAGACTCTGTACCATGGTCATTCTTTACTTTTGAGTTTAGGTAAATACCTCTAACTTCCGAATGACAGAACACGATATCTGCTGTTGGGAATTCTGCCAAGGTCTCTGCTTCGTGTGCCGAGTCTCTTCTCCATGGCATTAGGAGTATATTGCGGCCATTCCAATTAAGCAGTTCTGGCTCTTTGTAAACCTGGACATTAGGAATCCACTTCAGACTATCGATCGATGAGATATCATTAGACTTCTTAGCCCAGATATCGTGGTTGCCACAGATTACGTAGCATGGTAAGATTTGGCCCAATCTTTCGAATAGGTCAACTGCATAATTCAGGACTTTAATATTAATAGATTGTCTATTATCGAACGTATCGCCAACCTGTACTAAGACATCACCCGGCTTTACATGCTTCTTAAGCGTGGGGATAAACATGCGCTCAAAGAAATCCTTTTGAATCTCTAGCCACTCTACTGAATTTGCCCTAACACCAAAGTGTAAGTCTCCAAGAACCCAAACCCGCTTTGCGCCTTGTTCTATTACTTTAGCCTCTATCATTTAGAATAATTTGTTTATGTTCTTCTTTTCTAAGATACCAGTTCTTGCGTCTAATTCTTGGATTAGATCTTCTTTATATACATTTGAAAGTGAACTGTAAAACTTAACCGGTTTAATATCGAAATAAACACATATTTCGCTAAAAATATCGATACGGCTAAACTTGCCGGCCATTTCGTCTACAATATAGCCGTAAACTTCGTTAATATCGTTCTTTCTAAGTTTTGAAACTCTACCCAAATCATCTACTTCATTAAATACCTTG